TACAGTACATATTACTCCAGGCGTTTATACAGAAATATTTCCATTAACTATTCCAGTAGGAGTAACACTAAAAGGATCTGGTATAAGATCAGTTACAATACAGCCTACAACAGCAACACGCTACAAAGATGCATTTTTACTTAACGGTGAGAGTACAGTTGAAGACTTAACTATTAAAGATTTTTATAGTGGACGTAATAATTTTACTATTACAAGCGGTGGCGGTGGCGGCGGAACATTAACAGTAAATGCTGGAACAGCACCACAAGCACACGCATATGTAAGTGGCGGCACAATTACTAATGATGCAAAGTCTACTTGGCATATTGTAACAGGAGCAACTTATAATAATACTACTGGAGCACTTACTGTTACGTATTCAGGAAATGCTCCTGCTAATGGTGCTGAAGTATTCCTAGAAGGACTAGTGTTTAGCTGTAACGGAGGCAATAGAACATTCCCCGACAACGGATACTCTTTCCGATTTGCAACAGATTTTGAAGTAACTACACGTTCCCCATATATTAGAAATGTAAGTGCTATCACAAAAGGTAGTGTAATTACTGCTGAAGATCCTAGAGGATTTAATGAAGGAGATGCTGGTAAAGGTCCATATGTAGATGGAGCTTATGCAACAGCAAATTCTAAAGAAGCAAGTATGTTATTTCATAGTTGTACATTTATTACTCCAGGGGTTGACGGACTTACAGCAACAAACGGTGCTAGAATAGAATGGTTAAATTCATTTACATATTTTGCTAATCGCGGAATATATGCATTTGATAGTAATGAAGGTATAAAGAGCGATGGTAAAACACGTATTAGACTTAGCGGAATAACAGGTACATTTGCCGCAGGTAACACAGTAGTATTTACATCAGCTGATGCAAGTACTGTTCAAAGTGTAACTGTTGAAAGTGTTGATAATGATATACTTGTTATTGATGGAAAGAATACAAACTTCTTTGGTTTTGATACAACTCCGCAAAGTATTTCAAACGGTTCAGGAGCAACAGCAACAGTAATAGAAAATGTAGATTTAGCAGACTTTGGTGCAGAAATAAGAATGATTGGTTCTGCGTGTGTATATGGCAACTTTGGCATCTACGGAGATGGCCCAGGTGTTATTGTATATGCAATAGGACAAAATTTAGCATACATTGGTAACGGAAAAGAAGTTACAAACGATCCTGGAACAGTAATACAAGCAAACGAAGTTGTTGAATTAGACAATGCAAAAGTAAGATATAACTCAGTTGACCACAAAGGCGATTTTAGAGTTGGTGAATTATTTTATGTAAATCAAGATGCTGGAACAGTAAGTTTTACAGCAAACGCACTAAATGTTGATTTAACAACAGGTGCAACATTTACAACAGGCAGTGATACTTCGTTTATAAACGGATCACGTATTGATGTTGGTAATTTAAGATTAACTGGTAACACATTATCGAGTACTGTTGGCGCAATTAATTTTAATAGTAGTAGCGGCGCAATTAACTTATTAGACAATGTTGACATTACTGGTAACTTAGATGTTAGCGGAAATGTTACAATAGGCGGCAATGTTACAATTGGCGACGAAGGAACTGATAGTATACAAATTGTAGCAGGTATTAATAGTAACTTAGTACCTAGTAGCACAAGCACATTTAGTTTAGGAACTAGTACAAATTCATGGTCAAAACTTTGGGTATCAGAATTACAAGTTGATGATATAAACATTAATACAAACGTAGTTACAACTACTTCATCTAATGCTGATTTAGAATTACGTGCTAACGGCACAGGTAGTGTTGTAGCTGAAGGATTTACATTTGAATCAAATAACATTTCAACTACTGGTGACATGGTACTTGAACCAGGTAGTGAGCAATTAAATATTATATCAACTGGCGCTATTAAGATGCCTGCGGGTACAACCGTACAACGTCCTGCAGGAGCAGCTGGACAGTTTCGTTATAATACTGATTTAACAAGATTTGAAGGATATAACGGAACTAACTGGATTAACCTAAAGGGTGTAGAAGATATAGATGGCGACACTAGAATAACAGCTGAATTAACAGAAGGTGCTGATGATGATATTATTAGATTCTACGTACAAGATGCTGTTATAGGTAGTGTAGATGCAGGTGGATTAAATGTTAATAGGGTTGATGTAGATAATATACAGCTGGACGGTAATACGATAAATACAACGTCGGGAGATTTAGATTTAATTATGTCGCCCAACGGAACAGGCTCAGTTGTAATTGATAACTTTTCTATCAACGACAACACTATAACACATACAGTACCTCAAGGCATAATGGAGTTCCAAAAAACTGGAATTAATGCGTATTATAAGTTTGACGGAACATACGGATTAGTTATACCAACAGGAACATCATTAAATAGACCAGCAATACCTGCACAAGGTATGATACGTTTTAACACAGCTGATCTTAGAGTTGAAGTTTATGATGGTAGTATATGGACTAGTGTAGCAGGTTTGAGCGGAGCGGTTAGTGCAATCGACGCAACAAACATTGCAATTGAAAATGTTTTATTTATGGGATAAGGAAATATAAATGGCAACCTTTTTTAGAAATGAAGTAGTAAAAAACGTAGGAACAACACCAGTAAAAGTTATTGAAACTAATGGTGCTACACGAGCAACAGTAATTGGATTAAGTTTTACCAATCTTACTGATAAGTTTGTGTATGTTAACGTAGAACTACAAAGCCAGGATAGTGCAAGAGGATTTTATTTAAAAGATTCTATTCTTCCTTCAGGCACAAGTTTACGTGCTGTATCCTCGGGCGAAAAATTAATATTGGCAACTAGTAATGCAATGTATGTATCAGCAACACTTGATGACTCAGTAGACGTTATTATTAGTTACGTGGAGATTACATAATGTATTATATAGGAACAACACCAAGTGACGTAGCAGCAGGATTTATCAAAAGATATTTTTACGGTTTACGTAGGAACGATGACGGCGAATTATTTTTACAACAACTTGATCAATTAAGACTTGGTCAAGAGAATGTCGTTATTGTTAACGACTTAGGTGTTGCATCAGAGAACTATCCGGATTTTGAAGAAGGTATTGATTTCTTAGATGGCATTGATATTGACCACGAACAATTATATCCAAACTTGCGTTACCAACAATTTAAATGGGAAAACAGAAGTTTGTTATATTATATTGAAGAATCAACAGGATTTTTTATACAAAGAATTTCAGAAGCATATACATACCCAGATAAAAATAGTTCTCCGGGATATGGATCAGGCGATGATTCACTAGTGCTTGTAAACTCAAGTAGCGAACAGATAGGATACTAAGATGGCAGAATTTAAGTTAGACAGATTTAAGTATACATGGAAAGGCCAGTGGGCTATAAGTACTGAATACTTAAAAGATGACATTGTTTACAACGGCGGTAAAAGTTATGTTTGTATTGTAAGTCATTCTTCAAGTACAGAATTTGCAAACGAATTAGCAAGAATACTTCCAGGATCTAATCCACCTGCACCTGCACCGTATTGGGTCGTAATGACTAGTAGTAAAACGTTTAGCGGCAATTATACTATTGGTGTTGAATACGTCCCAGGTGAAATAGTTTTATTCAACGGTAAATTACATTTATGTAAAATACCACATACTTCTACTAACTTTGCAACACAGTTAACTAACTGGGAAGACTTTGGAGACGGCATAGACTTTGTAGGTAATTGGGTTTCTGGTACAGGATACGGCGAAGGCGCATTAGTAAAATATAACGGTATAGTATATCGTTGTAAACTTGCACACGATGCAGGCTCAACACTTGAAGAAAATATTGATGCTAATCCTAATTTTAATTGCTGGGATATTTTTCATCCTGGAAAAGAATGGCGTAGTGCTTGGTTAACTAACACAGTTTATAGAGTTAACGATACAGTATCATTTGGTGGAGCAATTTACGAATGTAATACTACACATACATCAGCAGGTAATTCAATTGATAATACAAACTTTACAATTTCCTTTCCAGGAACTTCGTTTAAAGCAGATTGGGATTCATTAGTAGTTTATTCAACAGGTGACATTGTAAGGTATGGCGGATTTTTATACAGTGCAATAAACAACAACCAAGACAGCCAACCAAGTTTGGTTACTGTTCTTGATGCACAAGGCAAAGTTGTATCACAAGACTTAGGCGGTGACTCTACAATTAACTGGAGAGTATTAGCTAAAAGCAACGACTTTGCTGGAGACTGGTTATTAGGAAATGAATATCAAGCAGGCGACATTGTACAGCGTGGTGGTTATTTGTATGAAGCAGTAAGAGATGTAGGATTACAAGACGGAAAAGATAGTGCAAGTACAGACCTTGATCCAGAAGTATGGAACTTACTTACTAAGGGTCAAAAATGGAACAGTACTTGGGGAACTTTAAGTTATTACTCAAGAGGTGATGTAATCTATCATTTAGGTAGTACGTACACATGTAACTTTGAGCATTCATCAAATTTTGAGAACGCACCTGGTGATTTTGCTGTAGGAATTTATAACTATTGGGACCTAACAGTACAAGCAGGACAGCAAGCAGCATTGACTAAAAAGGGCGACTTACTTACATACGGCGCCTGGAGAAAAGACAACTACGAAGACGACAGTACACTTGGAGACTCAAGAATACCAGTTGGTGAAACAAACCAGCTTTTAAGTATTACAGCTGAACAAGAAGTATTTTGGCGTAACAGAGATTTTGAAAATCAAGTTGTATATGTTGGACTAAACGGCAAAGACCAAGAGACATATGGCAGAGAGCCAGAGACTCCTTTCCGTACAGTGCGACATGCATGTGAATGGATTGAAGATAACTTTAATGCACTAGTGCCAACTAAGGTTTTTGTATCAACAGGTAGATTTGAAGAAATTGGACCTATTAGTGTACCGGCAGGATGTGTTGTAATGGGAGACGAATTACGTGCAACAACTATTGCAGCTACAGGTCCTATGGCAGATTATCAAAACGACACGGCATTCCATAATAATATTATTTCACACTTCCTAAGTATAGCACAGAAAATTATAGTAAACGTACAAGTAGTTTCACAAAGCGGAAATACTATTGAACAAAAAAGAAACTTACCAGTAGGATCTAACGATGCATATGTATTAATGACACAGCGTAAGTTAGATTACTTTAACAGAGTTGAATTCTTATCAGCAAGTGGCGCTACTAATCCTGCAATGAGTGGCACTAACACAAAAAGTACAGATACCGGTTTAACATATGCAGCCGCTATAATTAAACAAAATCAAGAATATATTGTACAAGATTGTTTTGGATATATTGCAAATGTATTTCCAGATTTTACCGGTGACTTATTACGTATTAGAAATGACATACAAAGTTTTATACGAGCAATGATAAGAGATATAGATTATCCTGGAACATACGGAACAATAAATGCAGCTAACAGATATGCTAGAGCTATTACAGGCTCAGGTACAACTGATATGTTCTTAGTAAGAGACACAACAGGTTTGCGTCAGTGTACTATTGAAGGACTTACAGGCGGACTTAACCCTCCAGGAGTATATGACATTTATCAAAGACCAACAGGCGGTGCATGTGTTGCACTTGATCCAGGTTGGGGACCAGCAGATGAGCGTGTATGGATTGCAAATCGATCACCGTACATTCAGGGTGTAACAAACATTGGTGACCGCTGTTATGGTCAAAAAGTAGATGGTGCATTGCACAACGGTGGTAATAAGTCTATAACATCGAATGACTTTACACAAGTACTAAGTGACGGAATTGGCGCACATATTTTAAACAATGCACGAGCTGAGCTTGTGTCGGTGTTTACATACTATTGTGCAGTTGGATATCTAGCTGAAGCTGGCGGAGTTATACGTGCTACTAACGGTAACAACTCGTATGGTAGTTTTGGATCAGTAGCTGATGGTAACGATCCTTTAGAAACACCAGATGCAGGTACAGTAAACAATAGAAATATAAATGAAGCAATTGTTGATAGTGCGTTTGCTGGCGGTGTTGCTGATGAATTATTTTTATTCCAATATGAAAACACTGGGGAACAATATACAAACGCAACAGCAACTATTATAGGTGCAGGCGACAATGCAACCGTTGAGTTTGTTGATTTTAGAGACGGTGGAGTATTTGAACCAAGACTTGTTAATACAAAAGGCTCAGGAACAGAAGGCGGTAGTGGATTTAAGGTTATAGCAAGTAGCGCACAGATTACAGTAGATGCAACAAGCACTATAAGATTAAACGCTAACGATCCAACACAGTTTACAAGTGATATACAAGACATGCGTGTAATTATTACTAGTGGAAAAGGCGCTGGCCAATATGCCCAAGCTAACGTATTTAATAGTGTAACTAGAGACACAACAGTAACAAAAGAATCAGATGGTACAGCAGGATGGGATCATATTATTCCTGGAACTGACTTAGTGTCTGATTTTGATTCAACAACTAATTATAGAATTGAAGCAAGTATTATTGCAAATGCTCCAACATTTACAGCCGTTAGTGGAAACGTACCAGCAGCAAGAACTTGGTTGGGTGCAACTTGGGGTTATCAAACTGTTGTTTATACAAATATAACTATAGGAATTGGAACAGGTGAAACATTCGACGATGAAGCTGTTGCAGCTAGATTTAACGTTGAACGCAAAGGACAATCATATAATTTAACTAAAGTAGGTGCTGGCGCAGGTTATGCGGTAGGAGATAAACTTACAATTTTAGGTACATCAGTAGGCGGAGTTACTCCTGCTAACGATATTGAAATAGAAGTATTAACAGTATCAGATGATAGTACAAATGCAATTATAACATTTAGTTCTAAAGGAATAACTCGAGGTAAAAGAGCTGTTGCAATAGCAGATCCCAACTTTACAGCATATTCAGATGATGGTGCAACTTGGACAGAAGGTCTTTTACCAAGTGTGGGTGACTGGAGGAAAATTGTTGCAGGACAAGATGGATATGTAGCATTACAAAATAATGCTAGTAATGTCGCATTTTCATATGATGGTGAGACTTGGATTGAACGAGCTTTACCTGGAACAGATAACTGGACTGATATTGCATTTGGTAATGGGCGGTTTTTAATTATTGCAGAAGGAAGCAATGCTGTTGCAACTAGTACAGATGGACTTACTTGGACTTCAGGAACTATACCTAACAGTGATGATTCTACAACAGCACAGTGGCAAAAAGTTGAATATGGTGCAGGACAATTTGTTGTGTTATCAGGAAGTGATCAGCAATCAGCTGTAACTACAAATGGCTCAGCCTGGACATTATATTTAAATGCGTTACCAGCAGGCGAATACGATTTTGCAGGATTTGCATACGGAGACAATAGATTTATTGGAGTAACATTTAGTGGTAAAACTGTTTATAGTTTGGATAGAGGTCAAACATTTAAATTAGGAACACAGATTCCACAACTTGATAGTCAAGACATACAAATTAAAGATTTTATATACGGGCAAGGTGTGTTTATGGCAATTGGCGATAAGTCAGTTGTTGGAACAGGTGCGCCGTCTCCTAGTGCAGATGAAACTGATCGTTGTGCTACAACTGAAGATGGGTTAATTTGGACAGAACGTAATATGAATAGCAATGCAAGATTATATAGTACGTTACTATTCTGTAATCCGGGATCGGTAGGTACATTTATTGCATTTGGTGACGGAACATCATCTAACGCTTTAGCTATTATGAATGCTGGAAAACGTGCTAAGTTTAAAGCAAATGTATTCCAGGGTGCGTTTAAGCATATTACAATATGGGATCCAGGCAGTGGATATTCAGATACAAATCCATGTAACTTAACTTTTGTTGACACAACATTTGTTACAGCTCTAGAAGTAGATATGCGTTACGGAAATGGAGTATTATCACAACCATCCTTTATTGACAGGGGTGCAGGTTATAGATCGAGTAGTTCAACTATTACTATAGCAGGTGACGGATACGCTGATATTATCCCAGAAACAAATGTAGTAGTACTTGACGGCGTAAATGTTGTACCAGGTCCAGGTGTTCAAATTAGATTTGCAACACTACTAAACGTACTCACTGAAGATCCAGCAGACTTAGCACTTTATACAGGTGTAGGTATCACAGACTTAGGCGATGACGGTTCTGGTAATGGAACAAGGACTATAAAATTTACAATTACACCAAGACTACGCAATGAAAATAATGTGTTACACGGTACAGCAGTAACACTTAGAAGTGGATACAGTCAGTGTAGAATTACAGGACACGATTTCTTAGATATTGGCACAGGTAACTTTGAAGAAACAAACTATCCAACATTGTATGCTGGTGGGTCATTCTTTACAAGTGCGCCAGAAAACGAAGTTGAAGAACTTAATGGTGGTAGAGTATTCTACGTAAGTACAGACCAAGACGGTAACTTTAGAGCAGGTGAATTGTTTAGTGTACAACAGGCAACTGGTATTGTAACAATTAGTGCTGAGTTCTTTGACTTAGACGGTCTAAGCCAGTTAGCATTAGGTGGTGTTAGACTTGGTGGTTCAGGTGCGGTAATTAACGAATTTAGTACTGACGGAACATTTAGTGCTGATTCAAACAATATTATTCCTACGCAAAAAGCTGTGGCAACATTCTTAGCTGATAGATTATCAGTTGGTGGTTCTGATTTAGAAACAAACGGAATTGTTGCAGGTACAGTAAAAGTAGGAACTGATACAAACGAAATATCAACAACAACTGAAGGATATTTAAATTTACCAAGAGTTACTAGCTTTGATGGTAAAGATGCAAACGGAAATCTTACAGCAATACAGGGCACAATTATAAGTCAAATGCTATATGCAAGAGAATTTGTATCAGAAGTCCAAGGTGGATCCAGTTGATGGAAACAATGATAAATACAATAGTGGAGCAGATAAATGGCAGAGTTTAAGTTAGGTAGAATTAGATTTGTATGGAAAAGTACATGGGTAACCGGTACTACATACTTCAAAGATGACGTTGTAGAATACGGCGGCAAGATATACATTTGTGTGACAGGACACGTTGGCTCAGCAGCTTTCTTTACTGATTTAGACATTACTCCTAGCAAATGGAACATTATGGCTGATGGCCAAAAATGGTTAGGCGACTGGGCACCTCAAACTGCATACATTAGAGAAAACATTGTACGCTACGGAGCAACAGTTTATATCTGTAAAACGGATCACACATCTGCAGTTGATTCAAGTACAGGTTTAGAACCAGATATTGCTAAGTGGGACGTATTTGCTACAGGTTTAGAATACCAAGGCGATTGGGCTACAACATACGATTATAAAGCTAATGACTTAGTTAAGTACGGTGGATCAACTTATGTATGTAATACATATCATATTAGTGCAGCTACTACATCACTAGGACTAGAAGCAGATTTATCAAAGTGGACAGCATTTAATCAAGGATTTGATTGGAAAACTGATTGGGCACCTAGTGTACGTTATAAATTAAATGACGTTGTAAAATTTGGTGCAAGTTTATGGATTGTAAACACTTATCATACTTCACAAGCAACTTTTGCAGCAGACAGTGCAAAATGGACAAAGTTTGTTGAAGGCTTCCAATACGAAAACGAATGGAATGATGCAATTGGTTATCAACCAGGTGACGTTGTACAGTTTGGTGGCAATAGTTATATTGCTAAAGAAGATACTCTTGGTCCTAAGCCAGGCGATAGTGGAGGTGTTATTACAGCAGCTTCAAACGCATCAGAAATTGTTATAACAAGTAACTTACATGAATTAAGTAACGGCAAACAAATTAATATTACTGGTGTCGTTGGTATGACACAACTTAATACAAATAACTATTATGTTGGCGCTGTTAGTACTAATACTTTTAAACTTTATACAGATAGAGCATTAACAGCAGTAGTAAACTCTACTGGATTTAGTGCATATACATCAGGCGGAACTTGGATTACAACAGCAACAGGAACTCCTGAATGGGATTTATTTGCACGTGGTATGAAGTTCCAAGGAGACTGGGAAGAAGATTCAACAAATAGATATTACTTACAAGGTGATACTGTACGCTTAGGCGGTTACATGTATCGTTGTGTTTTATCACATAGAACACAAACACCACCAAACACCACTTACTGGGAAAAACTAAGTACAGGTTTTGACTGGAAGGGAACTTGGATTGATGATGCAACTTATGTATTAGGTGACGTTGTACGCTACGGTGATAGTTCATACGTTTGTATTCAAGGACATATTTCAGAAGGTGACGACGGTTCATCTACTGATCCAGATGGCACTGGTGGAGTATCTGCAGATAATTCAAGACCAGACCAAGATACTACAGGTGCATACTGGAATGTTATGACAATTGGTACTGAGCAATCAGTCCTAACTACTAAAGGCGACATGGTTTACTATAGTGGTGCAACACCAGTTAGATTACCAGTTGGTCAAGATGGACAAATACTTACAGTAAATTCAAGTGGTGTACCAAACTGGGAGTTCTTAGGACAATCAGTAGATGTATATTATGTAGCAGAACATGGCACTAATTCACCTGCTCCAATTTACGGAAAAAATATTGATAGACCATTTAAGAGTATTAGGTATGCAGCACAACAAGTTGAAAGAGGAACTAAAGCAGTTGACGCAGCAAGATTATTAGAAATGAACAGACGATTTATACAACGTGAAATTGTTGAGTGGACCGACTATCAAATCGCTAATAATACAGCGCCATTTGTAACTGCATTTAAATATGATAGTAAAAAGTGTGAAAGAGATATGGGTTATATCATTGATGCTTTTTTATATGATGTAAGACACGGTGGAAACGTTAAATCAAGAGAAGTTGCATTATCTTATGTAACTGATCCAGGACAATTTTATGCACTGGGTCAAGAAGCAGAAACTGTTGCTAGTATTACTTACGGTATTAGTTTAATAGAAAAAGTTCTACAACAAGCTGCACCAGCAGTAAATTATCAAACAACAAACGGTGATAACTCAACTAGAGTTGTACCACAATATTTTGAAACAGCACTCGGCGCACAGGACACTGTTGTATATGATGGCGTAATAAGCGGAAGCAGTTCCGGCGGCACATATTCAGATGAAACACCCGAGGGCGGATATGCCGAGGGCGGAGGATACTAATGGCTACTAATTTTGCAACTATTTCCAGTTTAGGGAAAATAATTACAGACGCAATTACCGCAGGGGTTGCAACAAACATTCCGGCAAGAAGCATACGGAAAACATTAATAAAGATTACAACTGGTCAGTACAGAGAAGTACTTCCTATTATGATCCCAGCTGAATGTTGTATTATGGGAGACGAACTTCGTTCTGTAAACGTACAACCAAGAAAGTCTACAAACTCAACATTAACACCTAAGAGTGATTACAAGTACTCAAGTAAAGCCTTAGAAAGAATTGAGCAAATAGTTGGTAACGTTACAGCAGGGTTAACAGTAACTCCGACTACAGGCAATACATTGTCACAAACAACTGCATATCCATATGCTGAAACTCCGCAAGCATGGGAAGGTATTACACGTCAAGTACGTGGTATACGTAGAAATATTGATGCACAATTAGGTGATAAGTTATATGCAGAATTTCCTAAGGCATGGACTATGACAAATGCAAACGCAGGTCGCGGACGTGACTTGTTTTTACAAAACAGAGAATTTATTAAATTTGAAACAACAGCGTATATTACAGAAAACTATCCAAACTTAAAATACAGTCGTACAAAGTGTAAACAAGATATTGGATTTATTTTAGATGCTATTGCATACGATTTAACATACGGCGGTAACTGGCAATCAGTTGTTGCAGGTGAAGCATATTACACAGGTGCAGTACTAGAAATTGCATCTAGCGAAAAAACAGCTACTATTGCAGCTTACGGATTTATGAAACAGCTAGTACAAACGGTACAGCGTAACATTACAGTAACACCTGTACTACAAACAGATGTAACACAAATTGCAGGCACTGGCGGAACAGCAAGTGAATCAACTACAATTGGTAACTTGTTTGACGATATTACAGACACTATTAATAGTGGTGTAGGAACAGTTGCAGAAGTATATCCAAGTGTTGCAGGAGCAAACGCATTAACGTTTGCAGATACACAAGCAATTGATGCTGCAAAAGATCAAGTTGGCGAGTATACAATTGACTTTATTAACAAAAACTTTGGTAGCTTTAAATATGACAGTGGTATATGTAGACGTGACTTAGAAATACTTTCTGAAGGTGCACAAAATGATACACTTACAGGTTCTAACTATCTAGCAATACAAGCTGGAAGAGCATACAGAAGAGAAACATCTGAATATTTACAAGGCGCTCAAAAAAGCCAAACTGTTGGAGCAATTAGAAAGTTCCGTGATCTACAAGTAGCTGATTTAACTGACGCAACTTATACAACACGAACAACAGTATTTTATAACGAAGTAATTGATATTTTACAAAATAGCACTACAGCTGAAAATGCATTAACTTTTCCAGATTATAATTCAACAGCAAATGCTGTAAAAGCTAAAACTTTATTAGTATCAAACAGACAATTTATAATTGACGATGTTATAAACTATGTTGAAAATACATACAACAATCCTCCAGGATCATTTGTTTATGATAGAGCACGTTGTGAAAGAGATGTAGCATTTATTGTTGACGGGTTATGTCATGATATTATGTACGGTGGAAATATTGCCGCTGTAAGAACAGCAAAATCATACTTTAACTTACAAGGTGTAAGTGTTGTTCCGGGTGAAGCAACAGAAACTATTGCAGCATATGCACACTTATCAAGTGTAGCACAAGACGTTATTACTGAAGTTACTATTACAAAACAAACTGGTAATACGCAAACACAAAGTACAAATGGTAATGCAGCATCTGGAACAGAAGAAGGCATAATTGTTACATTTTTAGCTGAAGTTACTAATGCTATTACAGCTGATACTCCTGCAGGAATTAGTGCAATTACTGAAGTAGCAAGTACTGAAGCTGGACAAACAGCTACTGACTATGCATTATATGATACAAATAGAGACGGGCATATCAAAACAACTCTACAGTATGTAACTGATACATACAGCGACTTTAAATTTAATCATGCTAAGTGTACAAGAGACTTAGGATTAATTTTTGATGCAGCAAAATATGATGCGTTGTTAGGAACAAATATTGCAAGTATAATTACAGCGTTCTCATATCGTAGACAACCAGCAAGAAACAAAACTATTAAAGACCAAAAAGATGCAACTATTGCAGCAAACATGTTTGCAATGAGAGAAATGCAGGCTGTATTATCGAGTGAACAATGTGAAACAAGTGTACAACTTGAAGAAACATTTGAATGGGTTAACGATATTATTTGGACAGCAAGTTACGAAGGTGCAAACAAGCAAGTAACAGATCCAGAAATTTACAATGCACAATACCAATTAGAAACTAACAAAGAATGGATTGTACAAGAAGCTCTTAACGAAGCAGATCAGTGCTACAGAGCAGCTGTTTCTAAAGTATTAGCTAACGGTACAGTTACAGTAGCAGACACTAGCTGGCTATCTCCGGGCATGGGTATTAAATTTTATAACTATGATGATAGTGCAAATTCACTTACTGAAGCTGGTATTGGTGACAGTACAACATACTATGTTAAATCAATTGAAAGTGATACAACTTTTATTGCAAGTGCTTCTATTAACGGAAGTGCGTTTGCATTTGATCCAACTGAATCAGGTTATCAATACAACAAAGATAAATGTAGACGAGATACAGGTTATTTCTTAGATGCTGTAGGTTATGATATTGCACTTGGAACAAACTATAATGCAGTTACTCAAGGGCTTGCATATCAAAGAGCAAGTGCTGGTAGCAGTAGAGGGGCTCAATTAGCTCAAACAACAGCAGGTATTAATTTTACAAAAGCTAAAGTTGCAGAACTTTACAAAGTAAGAACAAGTACAACTGCCTTAGCAAGATCAAATGCATTCTTTGCAGAAATAATAGATATTTTAAACGGAACTACATCAAGTGCAGATGCACTTACATATCCAGCACTAGCTGGAGCAACAGCTAACACAACAAATTCTGTAGCACAATTAGGTGCTAACAGAGCATTTATGATTGCAGAAATCACAGCATTTATTGCTGTTACATATCCTTCACTAAGTTACGATGTAGCAAAATGTGAAAGAGATGTTGGTTATGTAATTGATGCACTACGTTATGATATTATGTATGGCGGAACAAGTGCAAGTCATCAGGCTGCAAGAAGTTATTATGTTGATGGTGTATATCAAGGTGGTGCAGGCGAAGGCACAGCAACAGCGGCGGCATACAACAGACTTTCAGTAGTAACTGACCAAGTTATTAGAGAAGTTTCGGTAACAAAATCAACAGGAAATGCAGCTACCCAAGATACATCAGGAACAGCAGCTAGTGCAACAGAAGGTACACTTTCTCAAACACTACTACAAATTGTTGAAGACGTAATTACAGCAGGTAATTTAAATGCGCTTCCAACAGCAACATATCCAAATGTAAACGGTGCAGCAGCTGACTTAAAAGCAGCTCAAATACAAATTAAACGTAACAATAATGATACTGTTATTAAAACAGTAAAATATATTGATAATACATACAGTGCAATGTTTGAAGTTAGAAGCACTTATGCTTATAACAGAATATTATGTGCAAGAGATGTTAGAGAATATGTATACGGCATGAAAGCTGACGCTGCATACTCACGTAACTGGAACAAGCGTTATGCAGCTCCATTAGTATCATACGATACAAATGTATTACCGGTTGATTATACTGGTTGGTATATGGCAGGCTTTGGCGCAAGATACTATGCAAATAGTGTAATTGGATCACAAGAAGAAGATTTCTACTACTTACGTAATGGTACTGGTGTTAGACTACAAACAATGGATGGACTACAAGGTGACCTAGGCCCAGCAAACGCTTACGGTACAAGTAGACCATCAGCAGGTGCTTATGTATCGTTGGATCCAGGATGGGGACCAGCAGATGAGCGTGTATGGATTACAGCACGTTCGCCATATGTACAAAACTGTACAACATTTGGTAGAGCAGCTGTAGGTCAAAAGATTGACGGCGCATTACACGATGGCGGCAACGATTCAATTGTTAGTAACGACTTTACACAAGTTATATCAGACGGTATTGGAGCTTGGTTACTTAACAATGGTAGAGGAGAACTTGTGTCAGTGTTTACATATTACTCACATATTGGGTACTTGTGTGAATCAGGAGGAAGAGCTCGTGCTACTAACGGTAACAACTCATATGGTACATACGGTTCAGTTGCAGAAGGAGTTGATCCAGAAGAAACTCCAGTAACAGCAATAGTTGATAACTCAACACAGTACAATGCTACTATAAGTAACTTGTTTACAGATACTGACACTCTTCAGCGTTTAGAATACGCACACGCTGGTAACGATTATACCGAAGCAAATATTAATGTATTTGGTGCAGGTGAAAACGAATCATTGTTAGCTGATGAATTTAGAGACGGCGGAATTAACAGAGTACAAATTGGTGAAACAGTTGAAACTCCTAGTAACGCTGGTGGTACAAACTATACTGTTGTATCAAATACAGCACAAGCTGGAGCATTAACAAGTATTAACTTAGCAGCTACAGATGGTAGTATATCAAGTGCTTATATTGGTATGGCAATTTATATTACTGGTGGTGCAGCTACTGGTAACTATGGTTACATTACAGCATATAACTCAGGTAGTAAGTTAGCGGCAGTAAGTAATAGATACGGTGTAAGTGGATGGAGTCATATTGTTCCAGGAACAGCTATTATTGCTCCAAACAGTTCTTCAACATATGTTGTTGAACCAAGAATTACAATTCCGGCTCCTGCTAACGCTGTAGCTACAGTACAAACTATTGCAACAGATGACTTTAATAATATTGAATTTGTTGAAACATCAAACATATATACAGGTGTTGCTAGTGAATCAAACAGTGATGGTAGTGGAGCAACATTTAATATAACACGTAACGGCGCAAAATATTATGTAACTATTGCAAGCATAGGTCAAGAATTTACTAGACTGTCAACAGTAACTATTAAAGGTAGTAACTTAGGCGGTACAGACATAGACAACGATGTTATAGTTACAATTAGTACAGTTAATGCTGCAGGCGGAGTTGTTGACTTTGACTTTGCAGGTATTGGACGTAAAGGTTACTTTATTGCGTGTGCAGATGGAAACTTCTACACAAGTGTAGACGGTACAACAGCAGCAAGTTGGACAGCAATTACTAAAACAGGTGATCATCAGAACCTAGCAAGTGCATTATTAAATGACGGTTCAAGTACAGCTAAACCACATGCAGCAGTAGCAACTAGAGTAAGCTCAAATGTTGTTAGTGTAAGTGTTGATGAAACTTTAGCTACATGGGCTGATAAAACACTTAGTACTTTAACAGGCGGAACAGCAATGAATGTTGCGACGGGTTATGTTGCATTAGGAACTAATAGATTTATTGTTACATCAAATTCAGATCAAGATGTTGCATACTCAGATGATGGTGGAACAAACTGGTCTACATATGCAACAGCATTACCAGGTACTGGTTATGATTGTTTAACATACGGTAAAGGATTATTTGTTGCACTCGACTCAGGAAGTACTAACGCTGTTACATCACCAACAGGTGAAACATGGACAGCTAGAACACTTCCTAATAGTAAAACATGGATTGACATAGTATGGGGTAACGGTATATTTGTTGCACTAGCAAGCGATACAGGTGCTAACAACATGGCATACAGTATTGATGGTACAACATGGGTAGCAGCAAGCACACCAAGTGCAACAGCTACACCAAGTGGACTTGCATACGGACAAGGCGTATTTGTTATAACATACAGCACAAGTGAAGTAATAATTGGCGAATCATTCGATGGTGTTACATGGACTGAAGTTACAGGCTTAACTGACATTGGCGAAAAGATTGCATTTGGTAATCCGCACACAATTGGTGCAAGTGTTCCAATAGGTAGATTTGTAAGTGTTGATGATACAACTAACACAGCAAAAACAATTTATAGAGGCGCACCTGCATTAGGTAGAGCAGGCGTTGCGAACCAGAAAATATTTGAAGTTAGAATGACAGAACCAGGCAGTGGCTACGAAGGTGCAGCACCTACGGTTACAGTTACAGATCCAGGCAATATTGAAGATGTTGTACTAGTTCCAAAAATTAGAAACGGTGTATTAGCTAATCCAACGTTTATTAATAGAGGTTCAGGATTTATTACAGCTAGTGGTGAAGTAGACGCTACTACATCCAACGGTGGAGCAGACTTTACACAAAGCGGACAGTTTGTTGCTGTTAGAAGATTAAGTGCAACTCCAGTTAACGGATCAAATGTTGAATTTGATAGTTTACCTGGACAGTTCTTTAAACTAGTTAACACAGTTTCACTAGTAGGACTTAACGATGGTTCTAAAACAGCATTTTTACAATTATCACCAGACATGAGTATTACAGATGCTCCAGTAGATGGTAATGGTGTAACAATGCGTATTAGATTTAGTCAAGTACGTCTAACAGGACATGACTTCCTAGACATTGGTACAGGCGGATTTACAACTACTAATTACCCTGGTATACCAATTGTAGCACCAGATCAAGCTAAAGAAACCAAAGATGACAACGGCGGAAGAGTGTTCTTCACAGCTACTGACCAAGATGGTAACTTTAGAGTTGGTGACTTGTTTAGTATTGAACAAGCAACTGGTGTTGCAACATTGAACGCTGAAGCGTTTAACATTGCAGGACTACAAGAATTATCATTAGGCGAAGTTACACTAGGTGGTAACTCTGCAAGTATTAGTGAGTTTAGTACAGACCCGTTCTTTACAGCTAATAGTGATACAGTAGTACCAACGCAGAGAGCAGTGAAAGCATACATTGAAGCCCAAATTGGTGGCGGTGGTGCAACACTAAACGTTAACAGTGTAACAGCTGGTGACATCTTCATTAACACTAACCAAATTACAACAGTTAGTGGAGAGCAGATAAATATAAAAGCAAACGTAAACTTCACAGGTAGTGTACTTGGTTTACCACTAGCTTACAACTACTTTTTAAGATAAACGGAGAAAAAGAAAATGGCAACAGGAATATTAGGAATAGCAGATTTAGCAGCGGCAACAAACACCACTGTGTATACTGTACCTGCAGACACATTTGCAGTAATCACTGTTAATGTAACAAATAGAAACGCAGCATCAAGAGATGTACGAGTAGCTGTATCAGCTACAGCTACACCAACCGGTGCTGAGTGGATTGAGTTTGATACCGAACTACTAGGAAATGGTAGTTTAGAGCGTGGCGGAATTGTACTAGATGCAACAAAAAATGTTGTTGTATACTCAAATAGTACCGATGTAAATGCTGTAATCTACGGTATAGAAACAGCAACATCGTAAAGGAGCAGATATGCGCAGAATTAACACAGGAACAGTTGGAAGACCTCTACTAGCACGATTAGTAAGTGTTGACAACAAATTATCAAGTCTTGTTCCAAATGAGAATATTACTATTGAACCAAATGGAACAGGTGATGTTGTAATACCAGCAGGTCCGCAATTACTAGTGCAAAATACAACAGCAGCTACTACAACAGCAACTGGCGGTTTAGTAGTTAGTGGCGGTATTGGTGTAGCATTAAATAGTTATTTCGGCGGCAACATTAACGCTACAGGAACTTTAACATCACAGTATTTGACAGCAGCAGCTTCAACACACATGACAATACCAAGTGGTACAACAGCACAGCGTCCCGGCTCTCCGTCCGAAGGCTTTGTGCGTTTTAACATAGATTATGGTCATTTAGAATGGTACACAGGTTCAGCATGGACAGTAGGTGGATTTCAAGACGTTGCAGTTGGCACTGGCAGAACAACACTAAGTTGGCAAACAAACTGGGTACAAGGTAACCATACAGTTACACTACCAAGTTCTCCAGCAATGGGTGATAGAGTTAGATTTTTCTTAGTAAGTGGATCAGCAATGACAGTTGGACGTAACGGTAAACTAATTAACGGCGATGCAGCGAACTTAACAGTTACTACAGAAGATGCAGCGTTCGAAATGGTGTTCTACAATAACACTTACGGATGGCGTATCTTTACAATCTAATAGGAGCAAAACTAAATGGCAACGTACGATAGCTATAAAAAAGTTACAAATGAGCAAATCATTGACGGATCAGTTACCGAAGAGAAAATGGGCAGCGGTGTTCGTCATAGACTTTGCACTAAGTGGCTGATAGGTGACGCATGTCGTTGTTCAGCTGGTTGCTGTTGTAACTGGACAGCACCGGGATGTACACGCAAGGTACATTTTGAATTATGGGGTGCTGGCGGAAACGGTAATGGAGCATGTTCATGTAACAGGTGTCATCACTATCAAGGCGCAGGCGGCGGCTCTTACAACCAAAAATCAATTACTACAACACCAGGGTGTGCATACTTAATGTGCGCTGGTGGTGTATACCGATGCCTAAGTAGAGAATGTTCTGCTTGTAACGGATGTATTTCATATGTTTGTGGTCACAATGCTTGTCAACTATGTACAGTAGGCGGACGTTGTGCAAACGCCAACACAGACTGGACAAACTATTGTTTCAGTTGTTGGGGTTGTTGTATTGGACCAGGATGTGGCACAGGCAGAGGCGAAATGCACATAATGAGTCACATTGGACACTTTAGTGGTATTTACAACTGTCACTGTCACCATCAATATGTTAGACCAACAGCAGCACCTATGTTAGGTGGTAATGTTAGTATGTCACAATCAGTTTGTTGGATACGATGTGGTTGTTGGATAGCACCTCCAGGACATGGTGGTCAAGGCGCAATGGCTTCGTACTGTGGAAGATGCTGTGGTCAAGGTGGCACTGGCGGCCCAGGAGTAGTAAAATTAACATTTACGTAAGGAATTATTAATGGCAAGTTATGCAAGTTATAAAAAGGTCCACGGAGACCAAATGGTTGATGGAACATTAACTGATAATGATATCAATTCAAATACATTAAATAATTATGGTGTAAAATGGATATCAGGCGTACCTTGTAGATGTAGTGCAGGTTGCTGTTGTAACTGGACTGTACCTACTGGAGTATGCAGAGCAACTTTAGATTTATGGGGTGCAGGCGGAAATGGCGCAGGTTCATGCTCATGTAATAGATGTCACCACTTTAAAGCAGCTATGGGCGGAAGTCATAACACAAAAACATTTGGAACTAGACCGGGTTGTACATACAGCTTATGTGCTTCTGGTGTATATAGATGTTTAAATAGAGAGTGCGTAGGCTGTAATGGTTGTACAACTTATGCAAACGGATATAATATTTCAGGACTTTGTGCATGCGGCGGATACCGAGCAGAAACAAACACATCATGGTCAACAGGTTGTTTCTACATAAACGCATACTGTAGATGTCCAACACACAATGGTGGTGATATGTATGTTGTTCCAAACAATCCGGCGTGGTCAACAGCATCAGGGTATTGTCATTGTCACGTACAAGAAATACACCAAGGTGTTGCTCCAATTATAGGCGGCATTAGTACACAAGGTATTAGAGAATGTTGGGTACGTTGTGGCAACTTTAGTGTACCTTACGGAACTGGTGGACAAAGTGCAATGAATACATATTGTGGTCGTTGCTGTGGTCAAGGCGGCACTGGCGGTGGCGGACTCATAAGAGTAACATATATTTAGGGACAAGAAATGGCAAGTTATAGAAGTTATAAAAAAGTTACAGGCACCCAAATAGTAGACGGGTCAGTCGATGCAGACAACCTTGCAGCAGGAGTTAGAGATAACTGGTGCGTAAAATGGACCTGGGGAGATCCTTGCAGATGTTCAGCAGGGTGTTGTTGTTTATGGACTACACCGGCGCAAGTTCGTAACTTAAACTTTGAACTTTGGGGTGCTGGTGGAAATGGCTCGGGTGCATGTTCATGTAACCGTTGTCAACACTTTGGACCTCCAGGTGGCGGAGCATACACAAGTAAGTCAATACAAACAGCATCAGGATGTACATATAGAATGTGCGCTGCTGGTGTTTACAGATGCCTAAGTAGAGAATGTAACGGCTGTAACGGATGTAGTTCGTTTGCATGTGGTGCAGGAATATGTGTTTGTGCATGTGGTGGACAAAGAGGTTGTGCAAACGGCTCTTGGACAGATAACTGTCACTCAAGTATGCCTTATTGTGTACAATCAGGTTGTAACGGTACAAGTTCAAGCCAAGACTATGTAGGTTATACACACGGTGGTAACTTCCAGGGTGCGTCAGCTTATATGTATCCAGGTAGTGCTTGTCACTGTTGGAAGCACATAGGACACTCAACAGGCGGTGTAGCAATGAACACAGGCTATGCTGAACAAAACTCAAATTACTGCTGGATACGATGTGGTTGCTGGATAGCACCATACGCACAAGGCGGACAAAATGCAACATCAAACTATTGCGGAGGATGCTGTGGCCAAGGTGGTACAGGCGGTCCGGGATTAGTCAAACTAACTTTTTACTAAGAATAAATAAATAGTAACACAGGAGAGAATAATATTATGTCAATGATACAATTTAATTACACTTACAATGTTCCAAACGAACTATGTGTAGACCATACTTTTACAGATGGTAAAACAAGAACGGCTCAGTATGATGGACCTGATAAACTTTTCTTTATTGTAAACAATACTACAGGTAGAGAAGAACTAGGACCAGTTACTGAAATTGAAAAACGCGACGGTAGACCAGTTCCAGATGGATGCAGATATGTTGAAATAGATGCAACTGAATATCCAGAACTATGTCAATTACGCGGTCCAATTCTTGATGAAATGGAAGAAGACCACACAGGATCAGCTACTCCATCTGGAGTAACTCATGTAACAGGTTATGCACCATTTACATACCAAACACCAATATTACCATATCAATTTTTACATGATGAACTTGTAACATTTGCTGAAGATGGTACACCAACTATTCCAGTTAAAGAACCTAGAGATTTTATTATGGGGACAGATATTGGTAGAGACATTACCTGGGACGATGTTCGAGCAAAACGTAATCAGTTCTTAAAAAACAGTGACAGTGAAGTTACCGATGATATGCCTTCAGTATTACGTAATCAATGGTTAGACTATCGTCAAAGATTACGTGACTGGCCAGCTGCAATGCAAGCTGCAGGTAATTCACCAATAATGGCGTACAACATGGAAACAATTCAAGTTGGAGCAAATCCAACAACAGGAATGATAGAGCCGGATACAGACTCAATCACAATGTAATAAATCTAAAAGCGAGCGTAACTTAATTGTTGCGTTCGCTTTTCCACCTCATTTGAAAAAACCTCAATAAATATCTTGTATAATCACTAATATGGTGTTATAATAAACACTATAAGGAGTTTAATTTGACAAGATCTACAGCATTTTTTATTAACGGCGGAGCAGGAAGAGTAATATGTTCCTTGCCAGCATTTGAATTATATGAAAAAGAAAACCCAGACGATGACTTTGTTATTGTATGTGAAGGAGGTATGGACTTTTATAAAGGACACCCTACACTACATAATAGAGCATACGACCACTGGCACAAAGGGTTATTTGAAGAACACATTAAAGATAGAAATTGTGTTACACCAGAGCCGTATAGAGTATGGGAATACTACAACCAAAAGTGCGACTTAGCACAAGCATTTGATATCGATATCAATAATAAAGGATTGCGTAAAGTAGGCGCCCCTAAAATATATCCAAACAAACAAGAAATTGTACAAGCAGCTACTATCGTTGAAGAAATAAAGCAAGGTACTGGTAAAGACAAAGTATTAGTTGTGCAACCATTTGGAAGAACAACAGAAACACACGGTGACTTTATTGTAGATCCAACTAGCCGTAGTTTTCAACTAAACAATATTGTAGACATTATTAATATACTTAAAAAAGAGTATGCAATAATTATAATGAGCGAAATACCTGTTCCGTTAGAGGAAACAGAAAATAAACAATATCCAGTAGCACAACCGCAAATACCAGACTTGCGTATTTGGTCAAGTGTAATTGATGTAGCTGATCACTTTTTAGGATGTGACAGTTTAGGTCAACATATGGCTAAAGCATTAGACGGATCCGCTACTATTATAACAGGATCAACATACCCTATTAATATTTCTTATCCAGATGATCCTAAGTTTGATATTATAGACGTAGGTGACGGTAGACGTGTATATGCACCAATACGGTTAACCATGGAAGAAGAACAGGATAGACATAACGATGAAGTTATGGAATTAACAACAGAACAAATAGATGAAATTTGTAAAAGTGTAAGAAAGCACTTAGGTAAAGGTGTAACAAAAAAAATCACTGAAACTAAAAAACAAATGTCAAAATTAGTTCCAGGTACTAGTAATTTAACCGGAGATAAAACGTAATGAGTCAATGGATTGCTGCACTTACAAGAGGCCATAATGGCGGAGTATGCTTGCTTAAAGATGGCGAAATTGTATTTGCAATTGAAGAAGAAAGATTGAGCAGACAAAAATATGATGGCGGCCCGTATGCTGCTATGGTTAAGATTTTAGATTATACAGATAAAATTGATTTTTTAGTTATTGCACATACACAACCAGTTAGCGAAACAGCAGGTAAAGTAGACTTTACAGGTGATGATGTATACACTGGACTTGCACGTAAACTAGGTTTAATTGATAATAGTCCTAGTATTGATGTAATAAATCATCCGCAAGTAGTTGACCTAAGTCATATACACCACAAACTACATGCCGCGTGTGCATTTTATAGAAGTGGATTTGAAACAGCAACAGCCGTGATTGTTGACGGTGCAGGAACATTTATACCAGCACAAATGGACGGCTGGGATAATATGTTATACGAATTAGAAAGTATTTTTACATGTGAATATCCGTATAACATAAAAACTATTTGGAAACACTTAGGTGGCAATGGCCCGTTTAGAGCTGCACATGTTCTTAACATGACCAGTGAAAAATTTGATGAAGAAGGTACACATGAAGTTATTATTGATGACGGCGCCGGCATTGTTAAAGCATATGAAGCTGTAACACAATACTGTGGATTTACTTCTATTGAAGCTGGCAAGACTATGGGACTATCACCTTATGGTAAACCTAACGACAAAATACCAACATTATATCATACAGCTGGCGGCGAATGGACTGTGGCAAACACTAACTTAATTAGGCCAACTTATCCTAATGGTGCATTAGTAAATGAAAACTTTTTTAAAGAATTACATACACCTGAAAACACTCCACAAGACAAATTAGTAGATTTAGATAATAGAAGAGACTTAGCTTATGCATTACAAAGCGAAAGTCAAGAACAAGTATTAAAACTAATTTTAGATGCTGTAGAACGCACAGGTAATAAAAACGTTGTAGTAAGTGGCGGCTACGGGCTTAACTGTGTTGCTAATTATTACTATTTAGACACCTTAAAAGATATGGATATTAACCTATACGTTGAGCCAGTATCTAGTGATGCAGGCACAGCAATTGGCGCGGCATTTGTTGCATACCATCAAACAACACAAAATAAAGAAGTACTTCCGTTTGCTGAAAGTTTATATTTAGGTTTACCTAGAGATTACACAAACAAACAAGTAACAGAAACAGCTGAAAAATATAATGCTACATTAGAAACAACAGATATGGAATCAGTTGTAAAACTTATGTGTGATAAAAATATTGTAGCAATGTTCCAAGGACGTTCAGAGTCAGGACCGCGAGCATTAGGCAATAGAAGTCTAATGTATGATCCAACAGATCCTAACGGTAAAGATCATGTTAACAAAGTTAAGCGTAGAGAATACTTCCGTCCGTTTGCTGGTACTATACTAGCTGAACATGCAGAAGAATGGTTTGACATGCGTGGAATGAAAGAATCACCGCATATGATGTATGCAATGAATTGTCAACCAGGCATTGGTGAAAAGATTCCAAGTATTATACATGTTGACGGTACATGTCGTATACAAACAGTAACGAGAGAACAGAATCCATTATATTATGACTACATTAATGAATTCTATAAACAAACCGGTGTTCCTATTATATTCAACACATCATTTAACTTAGGCGGCGAACCCTTAGTCGAAACATTAGATGATGCTTTTAGAACTCTAGCTAATAGTGACATTGAATATATGTACATAGCAGAACACGGAATTTTAGCAAAGGTAGAAAATGTTAGTTAATGGAAAAGAAGCAAAAGACTTATCCGGAATAGATTTAAATAAAGATCAAATGATTGTAATTGATGATCTGTTCCCACAATATATTATTGAACATACACACGATTTAGTGTTTAGTGGTTATAATTGGTTTTATGGACACACAAGTAACTATCCTGAAGACCCTAAGACAGACGTAGGTTCAATCCCTGATTGGCCTGAAATTCCTGCATTTAAACAACAGATATATCCTCCACAAAGTTCTACAGCAAGTGATAGTGTGTGGAGTATGATTTATAATGCTGTAGCACAACTAATTCCTTTTGAATTAGAAGTAGGAGAGATATTAGTAAACGGTCAACAGTTTATACATAACACTACACCTCATTCTGATTGTGATTGTGATAACGGTATTAGTTGGATATACTATGTTAATAGGGAATGGAAAGACGAATATGGCGGCGAAACTGTTATTCAACTAGACGGTGAATGGAAAAAAGTTTATCCTAAGCCTGGTCGAGTTTTTCTATTCAAAGGCAAGATTCCACATCACGGATTACCACCTAATGATTCTTACAAAGGATTACGTGCAACATTAGTATATAAAACAATGAGAGCAAAGCCATTACCAGCGGCACAACCCTGGAGAACATAATGCGTGTTGATATGTTTAGTGTTCCAATATTTATTGACACCATTGATTTAGAAAAAATTGATATTAGCCAAGAAGATACTGAGCCAACCTGGCTGAGTGAAACACCTAGTACATTTACAAAAGAACATAAAATTACACCTGAAACATTTGAATATCTAGTTAGTATTATTTCTAAAAACTTACAAGATTTAGTTGGACCTAATCCAAGATTTGGCCCTATATGGCGCAACAAATATAAAGAAACTGATTGGCAAGATATACACATACACCCAAATAGTTCTTGGAGCTTTATTATATACGAAACTGTAGAAGAATCTAAAACTGTGTTTATGAATCCAATGTTTAAAGATATACAAAATCATTTAGGTACAAATGTAAAAGAATTTCCGTTAGATTTTAGACCAGAATTAAAAACAGGAGATATAATTATATTTCCTAGCTTCTTAGAACATTATGTTCGCCCAGGATCAGTTGGGTCGACTATAAGTGGTAACGTATACATGGATTACGAATGAAAGTATTAGTGCTTGGCGATGTAATAATTGACAAATATATCTACGGAACATCAACACGTATTAGTCCCGAAGCGCCTGTGCCTGTTGTAACTTATATTGAAGAAAAAGAAACTAGCGGTGGTGCAGGACTTGTATTTGAAAACTTAAAAAGTTTAGGTGTTGATGTTGATATGTTTGAAACACAAGGTCAAGTCAGTGTTAAGACTAGAGTAATTTGTGACGGCCATTATATTACACGTATTGATGATGACGCACAAGCAAGTGGTACAGACGTATTAGACCTTGTAAAATCAACGGACTTTTCACAGTACGACTATGTTGTACTAAGTGATTACAACAAAGGTGTGCTAGACGAAGCAAAAGAAATCATAAAGCATATTAATAAATTTGGTTGTAAAGTTATTGTAGATCCAAAAGAGAATGTATGGTTCTATGAAAATGCATGGTTAGTAAAACCTAACTACAATGAATTTCATGATTTAGGTTTTGATGAATGGCAAGGCAATATTATTACAACCAATGCCGGTGAAGAAGTTATTGCAACTATTAACGGTGAGAAATATGAAATACCTGTTGATAATTTAGAAGTATCAGATGTTACTGGTGCTGGCGATTGTTTTATGGCGGCATTTGTTTATGGTCTTACAAAAAGTTATACACATAAAAAATGTTTAGAGATTGCTGTTAAAGGATCAACAGAAAGTGTTAAACATGCAGGAACATATATATTAAAACATGAAGATATAGAGAATACTGTTGTGTTTACTAACGGAGTGTTTGATATATTACATATTGGTCATTTAAAGCTTCTTAGACACGCTAAAACGCTTGGAAACAGACTAGTAGTGGGCATTAACAGCGATTCCAGTGTTAAGCGATTAAAAGGTGATTTAAGACCCATTAACGGAGAAGACACCCGCAAGGAAAGCCTCTTAGAGCTTGGTTTTGTAGACGATGTTATTGTGTTTAACGAAGACACACCTTTGGAAGCAATTACCAAATTAGAACCAGATATTATAGTAAAAGGCGGCGACTATACATTTGATACAGTAGTAGGTAACCATCTTGCTAAGATTGTTATTTTCCCTACAGTTAAAGGACATAGTACTACAAGGATAATAAATGAAGATATTAATAACAGGTCATAAAGGATTTATAGGGCAAAACATGATGTCCTATTTAGAATCTAAACATGAAGTTTCAGGATACGAATTCACTCCAGAACAATTGCCTTTAGTAAAAGATTATGATTGGGTAATACATTTAGGAGCAATTAGTAGTACAACTGAGACTGATGTAGATAAAGTTATATTACATAATTATGAATTTACTAAATGGCTTTATAATCAATGTAATGCTTATAAAGTTAATATGCAATATGCATCGAGTGCAAGTGTATACGGTGATACTAAACACTTTACAGAGTCAGGTCCTAGTGATCCAAAAAGTCCGTATGCTTGGAGTAAGTATCTATTTGACAGGTGGATTGGTGGCATGAATCCTCAAATTATAATACAAGGATTTCGTTATTTTAATGTATACGGTCCAAATGAAGATCACAAGGGTAATCAAGCAAGCCCAATACATAAGTTTGCAGAACAGGCAAAACAAGGTAAAATAAAGTTATTTGAAAAAAGTGAAAACTATAAAAGAGACTTTGTATGCGTAAGTGATATATGCGAAGTGCATGAAAAAATGCTTGACATAAATGAAAAAGGCGTATATAATATAGGTACTGGAACTGCTATTAGTTTTCAACAAGTTGCAGAATTAGTCGCAAACAAATATAGTGCTGACATTGAATACATACCTATGCCAGATAATTTAAAAGGTCAGTATCAGCAATATACGTGTGCTAACTTAGATAGTTTAAGTACACTAATAACGCACAGATTTAAAAGTGTAGAGGAATATATAAATGGATGTTAACTTAATTATTACTGATAACTTTTTACAAAGTGCAGATCATGTAAGAGAACAAGTTTTACAACTTCCGTTTGAACGTGATGGTGTATTTCCAGGTATGCGTAGCGATAGTGCAGATGAAGAATACCGAAGATTTATACAGACAAAAATAGAAGCTATATTAAATGTAAAAATTACCGCTTGGAAATTGGACAGTTTTTGCTTTCAATTATGTACTGATGATGTTAAAACATGGGTACACAAAGATAAAGGCGTAGATTGGGCAGGCGTATTGTACCTTACTCCTGACGCTCCGCAAGAAGCTGGCACAGGGATATTTACTGAACCTAAGCCGGGTGAATTTGAATTACAAGATGCTATAGCAAACAAATATAACAGACTAATATTATATAGAGCAGATTCATTACACAGTAGTTTGATGTCTGGATTTGGCGACAGTAAAGAAACAGGAAGACTGACACAAGTGTTTTTCTTTGATACAAAAGGTAATCCGGGAGGTGGATGGGAATGATTGTAAATGGTAAAACACAAGGCATGTGGCCTACTTGGATGTATGAAGCTAAAGTAGAAACACATGACGACATTTATAAAGAGTTTTTGCCATATTTAGATGACGATAGTTTCTTTGAAGACACGTGGGTGTATGGTAGTTGCCGTAGTAGTATTAGAAGCAAAAAGAATGATGCTCTACCCTGGCAGACATTTTTTGAAAACATTAGACCGTATACACAACAGTATTTTGATGATATGAAACCAATGATGCCATACAATATTAGTTGTGACGAGTTTTGGGTAAACACGTATAAAGAACATGATTATCAGGAAATACATGATCATGCATTTCCAGGCCGTTCAATTAGTGCTGTTTATATTTTAGAACTGCCAGAAGGTGACGACATCGGCGGCCAACTAGTTTTAGATTGTCCAAACTATAATATTATACAATCGTCTGGAATGGAACAAATATTTAATCAATGGCAGTATCAAAGATATATTCCGGAACTAGAACCAGGCAAACTTATATTGTTTCCTAGTTGGATACCGCATTATGTTTTACCTAATAAAACTAATAAAAGACGGGCTTCAATAGCAGCAAACTTTAAAATAGAGGCGGCAACAAATGACGAAACTGAACGGCTTAGTTGAAAAAGGTTGGGGTAGTGAAACTATCTTTGCAACTAACGAGTTGTACTGTGGTAAATTATTAAACTTTAACCAAGGTGCTAAATTTAGTATGCACCTACATAAAGAAAAAGACGAAACTTGGCACGTACTAAGTGGCAGTTTTATTCTTAAAACGATTGACACAAAGACAGCAGACCCAGTTGTAGAAACATTAAACAAAGGAGATACAAAACATATTCCTCCTATGTTGCCACATCAACTTATGTGTGTAGAAGCAGGGTCTATTATTGAAGTAAGCACACCAGATAGTGTAGAAGATAATTATAGAGTTGAAAAGGGTGATAGCCAAAATGTCTAGAACACTGTTTATTGGTTGTAGTCATAGTATGGGTTACCAAGGAGTAAGTAAAGACAATAGTCCCAACACTTGGGGACCTAATAATTATGCTGAATTTTACAGTAAAAATAATAATAAAAAATGTGTTGTAATGGCAAGTGCAGGAACAGGTAATAGAGTATATCCTAGATTTTTAGCACACGCCTTTAAAACATATGATGATATAGACGAAGTGTTTATTCAAAGTACATATTGGGGTAGATTTCCTATTGTAATTAATCCTGATTTAGATCCTACAAAAATATTTCCTACAGACTTTTTCTTACAAAAAGATTCAACTGACGAGCTTGTTGATCGTTGGAGTATTGCACTAAGCGTAGACAACAAATATCTAGAACATTATCATAAACCACAGCCGCAGGATTGGGAAATGTTTCCCTATAACAGAGAAACAGCACCGTGGGTAGCAGAACCTGACACAAGACGCAGTTCGCATTTATATTTTCAAATGTGGCATTATCAAAATACACATTTAGAACAAGAAGATTATTTTAAAGATATTGCTGTGTGTGATATGATATGTAATAACAATAATGTACCTATGTATGTTTGGAACATTAATAATAGGTGTTTTATACCACAAGAAACAGATAACTACTATACAAAATTAAATAAAACAACGTTTGCAAAACAAGATGCTGAAATATTTTTTAACAAAAAGTTTGAAACATTAGACGGCGAACATTATACCGAAGAAGTACACAAACAAATTGCTGAACAGTATATACCATATTTAAAAGAAAAAACATGATAGAATATATTTGGCGAATTGATAATTTTGATGTATTCTATACCAACAAAACAAACGGCGGTGGCGATTACTTTGCATTAGAATACATAGATATTACAAAGGAATGGTATACCTCTGTTGACCACGTATTAGAATGGTGTAGTGGTCCAGGATTCATTGGCTTCGGAATGTTAGCATCAGGGCTTGCTAAAAATGTTACACTAAGTGATATGTATTTGCCAGCAATAGAACTGGCACAACATACAAAAGAAAATAATCCTACATTTGCAGATAATATTAATGTTGTACAAGGAAAAAGTTTAGAAAATGTTGAAGGCACGTTTGATTTAATAGTTGCAAATCCACCACACTGGCCAAGTAGCGAAGCAGCAGCAAACACTTTAGGTTTTGATTCTACTCAGTTCGAACACATAGAAGATATTTTAGTAGACCCTAATTGGCATTCTCATAAAGAGTTTTTTATTAAGGCAAAATCTTTACTAGCAACAAACGGTAGAATATTATTACAGGAAAACTATACAGGTTCTACACCGGAGACTTTCAGACTTATGGTACAGCAAGCTGGATTAAAAATAAGTACATATACAAAATCAGAAATGTACAATGATATATACTACTTGGAGGTAATACATGAACAACGACTTTAGTGGCATCGAAGAATACCCAAACATATTTGAAAAAGAGTATTGCGAAGAGATTATAAAACATTTTAATGTTATGGCACAGAGAGAAGTTGTACGTCCTAATCACGGCGAAGCGAGCAGTGACGATAGAGTAGTTTTTGACTGGGCACATACTCAAGGCCAATATCATTATGATTTTTCGTTGTGTGATTATTTCTATAAAAAAATACAAGAAGTTTATACTGCACAATATATGGAAAAATATATTATGCTTAAACAGAGTGAACAACATAGTCCTAAAGGGATGAGTATCCAGCGCACACGCCCACATCAAGGATATCATTCTTGGCATGCAGAAGCAAGTGACATTAGTAGTAGCACAAGAGTTATTAATTACATGCTATATCTTAACGATGTCGAAGAGGGCGGAGAAACAGAATTTTTGTATCAAGGTAAAAAAATAATACCTGAACAAGGTAAAGTTGTAATTTTTCCTTGTGGATTTACATTTCCTCACAGAGGTAATCCTATATACAAAGGCGAAAAATATATAATAACAGGTTGGTATACCTATGATAGATAAGTATAAGATTGTTACAGCAGCTCCAACACTACCTACACAATGCGTAATTGGGTTAGATAGAGACGGAGTTATTAATAAAGATTTAGGCACATATATAAAATCAGCGAATCAGTTTGAGCCCATAGAAGGAAGTTTAGAAGCAATAGCTAAACTACGCAGACTAGGACATCGTATTGTAGTACTTACAAATCAAGGCGGCATTGCTAAAGGTGTGCTTACAAACGAACAAGTTGAATCAGTACATGAACATATGTTAAACTTATTTGGCGAAGCAGGTTGTACTAGCATTGAAGGTATATACTATAGCGAAAGTAGTTCAAAAACTGATATGTATGCAAAGCCCAATGCAGGTATGTTTAAGCGTTGTGCAAAAGAAATAAAAGGCATAAACTGGAAGCAAGGGTTTTATGTAGGTGATAAAATGAGTGATTTGCGAGCTGCTATGAAGGTAGGAGCAAGGCCTGTACTTGTAAGAACAGGCTACGGAATAGAAACCGAGAAACAGCTAAATAAGTATACGTACAAGGAAATTAAAAAGAAAACCTATGTATTTGACAATTTGGCTGATTTTGCAGATCAGTTACAATAAATATATATGTAATTTTTATAGGAGAAATATATGCCATATGCAGTTAAAAAACCACATCCGACAAAAGCGGACGTAATGCTTTACCATACTTGGGACCCGGATGGTGACGGATATGAAGAAGTCCGTAAGTTCCCTGATGAAGCAAAAGCAAACACATTTGCAGCAGAGCACACAGGTGCAGTAGTAGAATCAATTGGATACGAGATTGACCAGACAGACGAAATGATTGCTGAAAGATATGCAGCTTCAATCGATCCAGCAAGACCAGAAGGTAGTGTGAACATTTCTACAAATGCAGAATCTGACCATAGATTTGAGCCTGATGCAATTAGAGCATTTACAGCACACGGCCTATTAGGTTAAGGAATAACCTATGGTTTTACCAGTAGCACCCGTATTCGATAGAGTAAGATTAGTACCCCGCCCTAACGATTTTTTAAATAGAAACGTCGGAGCAAGTGGTGAGCTTTTTTACGAAAAAGAAACAAAAACACTTAGAGTCTATAATGGTATTGACCGCGGCGGCTTTGAAATTGTTAGTCAAGATAGACTACGCATCAATGCAGCCAAAGCCGAAATTGCAACAGTTAAGTATAATGTTACAGTAGGAACAGACGGTAGCGGAAATAAGTATGTGTTTAACGGTGACGGTGTATATGCACCTGCATTATCATTTACTGTTGGCTACACATACGTTTTTGAACAATCTAACTTTACAAATCTTTATTTTCCTAATGCCGAAGGCGCCGCAATTAACCAACATCCGTTAAACTTTTCACAAACAGCAAACGGAGAATTAGGCGGTGGCCTAACATTCTTAGATGGCGTAGTATATTTACTAGAAGACTTAGTAGTTGATAAAGAAACGTACTGGAATAAATTTTCTCGGTCTACAAAAAGACAAGTACAAATAACATGTACATCGACTTCACCCGCTACCCTATATTACTGGTGTCAAAATCATACTAATATGGGAAATACAATTACTGTGGGAACTGCAGCAGCAGGTGGTGGTGGCGCAAGTTTAGCTGTAAGTGATACAGCACCAGACAGTCCTAGTGCAGGAAATATTTGGTATAATAGTACATCAGGATATCTTTATGTTTATATAGAAGATGCTGATAGCAGTCAATGGGTACAGCCTGTTGCGGGTAATGTATTCAGCGGATCTTATTCTGATTTAGTAGGAGCACCAACATTAGCTACAATAGCCACTACTGGTGCTTATTCGGACTTAATAAGTCCACCAACAATACCTGGTTCAATAGATGATTTGTCAGATGTTGATACAACTACAGTAGCACCAACAAATGGTCAAGCAATAGTATGGGACAATTCAACAAGTACGTGGAAACCAGGTTCAGTTGCAGGTGGCGGTGGAGGCTATAATCAAAGTTTAAATACAACAGACGATGTTGTGTTTGATAGTGTTACATCACCTAGCATTATAAGTACTGGTCTTGGAGTAACAAACTTTACTAGTTCCACATCTTTAACATTGTCAGCAACTGACGGTGTATTCTTAAGTGGTATTGCTAGATCAAGTGAAGTTGTTGGCAATAAAACAGGTGCATCAAGCATTGTCGATCATAGTCTTGCAACAGCATCGGTATGGAGACATGCCTCAATAGCTGCCAACTTTACAGCAAACTTTACAAACGTTCCTACTACAGACAATAGGGTTATAGGTGTTGCGTTAGTGCTAGTGCAAGGCGCATCAGCATATATGCCAACAGCAGTAACAATAGCAGGGTCATCAACTACAATTAATTGGGAAGATGGTACAACACCAACAGGAAATGCTAATAAAACCGATATGGTTACATTTGCATTAATAAGAACTGGTGGAGCATGGTCTGTTATAGGGAGTTTAACAAGTTATGGCTAATGAAAAAGAGTACGTAGTAGTTGTAAATAGAGGTATAGATTTAGAAGAGTTTGACGCAGAAGTTGCCGCAGACACAGGATCTGGACCAATTCCAAATAGAGCAGTAGAAGTAGCTAATCCAAGATGGGGATCAAAAAGAATGACCCATTGGATGTTAACTGATGCAGAAGCAGAAACATTAGCAAGTGACGAAAGAGTGTTAGCTGTTGAAATACCAGCGGATCAACGCGATGATATTAGTATAGGCTTAAATGCTAGTCAAAGTGAAATATGGTATAGAGGATCAAGCACAAACAACACCCATGCAAACTGGGGATTACGAAGATGTATAGAAGAAGCAAACGTAGGTGTATTTGACGATGCAACTACACTAACTGGTGACTATACATATCCTATAGATGGAACAGGTGTTGACTTTATTGTACAAGACAGCGGAATACAAGCAGATCACCCCGAGTTTTATATGTCCGATACAACTG